CATACATTATGTATGCCATTACATCACCCATCCATGTTTTTATATTTCTTTCTATTGTAACAGAACGTGGTTCGTCAACTTTTTTGGGACCTATTAGTCTATCATACTCATCTTTTTCCCCAACATCCATTACCTTATATGGACATCGTGGTGGTTTTGGTGGTCTGGCATTTTTTTGTATATCAACAGTGTGTGTACCGGCAGTTGACCATTCCATTGCACCACTACCGTGTGATTTTCTTCCTGCTTTGACTTTTATAGTGTGTTTTCCAAATGAAAGTTTTTTCAAACTTTTAAATTCATCAGTTGGTCTAAAATACGGTTCCGAAACTATGCTCTTAATACCAGATGGAAATTCTACTTCATACTGAATTGCAGTTTCTACTGAATCCCACTTCCATATTGGATTAGTGTTTGGAGTTGGAGTTTCGGTCGTTGGAACTGGTGCTGGTATTACTTTTGGTTTTCTACCAGGACGGGGATCAGGTGGTAACGCATTTGAACCATCTTTCCAATCTATTTTGTCGTATTTATGATCACGCATCCATGCTTTATAGTGACTATCGGAATTTTTATTTCCAAAAAATACTCCATGTGGTAATACATCATCTGTCTCGTTTGACTCACTTTCAAGTTTTTCAATTTCTTTTTTAACATATTCAATTTCTTTCTTTAAAAAATCAATTTGAGTATATCGTTCAAGTTCTTTGTCTTCTTGAATCAATTTTCCTTTATTTGCTACATTACGATATTGATTATCCGTGGTATTAATATCTGCATCAGTTGTTCCATTTAATAGTAAAATATAATTTTCTAAATTAATTCTAGATTGTCCTAGTTTTCTTTTTTGACTTATCACAGGTTGATACTCTAGGTTTTTCATTTTGCTCATAATATCAGCAGCCTGAGTTTCATTCCACTTACCCACTAAACTATAATCCATGCAAATTATATTTTCGTCTAACAATTGCGCGTTTACTCGTTCTTCGGCTCTAAGTTTTTCTTGTAAAAATTGTAACTCTTCCTCTTTGGACACAATATTATTTGGATTTAAGAAATTACGAGTGGAGTCCCAGTTACTGAATTGTGTTCCGTCACCAACATAATTTTCTTTAGTTTTAGCACTACCACTTTCTTTTGCTTTTATATTTTCTTCAGTTGAATCTTGTTGAGCAAAAAATCTTTCATATAGTTCATCTGCCAAATTGTCTTCAAACCAAGTATCAGGTGCTTGCTCTGAGAGTGTTTCTTCTTTTTTACTTACAAGTGCATAAAAACCAATTTTTATCTCAGCAAAACTAGCATAATTATTTTCACGACCTGCTTGTGTGTTTGATGTATTTATTGTATTAATACCTACATCAGATGCAATATCATCGTTAACTTCATAATGAACATATTTTTCTGTACCAGGAAATACTTTATACGCAGAAACCATTTGTTCGGCATTTTCTTCATATGGTGCGTAATATAAATCATAATCTGCATAATTACCTTTATTCCACTTTCCGTTTAAATTTATGTATGAATCTTTCCATGTAAAGTTTGTCTCTGGACTATAATTTTTTGGTAATATATCTGCCATTTGCGTTGATACCCATGCAGATAACCACGTTCTCATCGCAGATACATTTGTGTAATTACTTTTATCAATGATATGACCTTTTTCTTTGTTAATTACAATTTTGAAATCAGACTTTGTATCAATCATTATTTTAGGTTGAGTATTTCCTGCGATTTCTCTTATTTCATTATAATCGTCTTCGTCACAATCTATTTTAAAATCTTTTCTAATATTTTCATTGACAGGAGTTCCACAATAAGTAATTGGATTACCTCCATCAAATTCTATAACAACAGACCCGTTGCTACTGGAAACTTTTTTTATTTCACTTAATTTTGGAAGTTCTTTCTGCTTTTTTTCGTTGTAAAAATATCCCCCACTTCCTATTTGTGGTAGATTCATTTCGTTTGCAAGGTAGTCTGATACATCCTTGATCCACATTACTACATTTCTGTTTTTTAAATCTTTTCTATGAGACGAGTCTTCTTTAAATTTAACTTCATCTTCATACCCTATTAACCTACCACGTGTATCCGTTTCGTTAAATCTATCGCACTTTTCAGGACACATTGGTGGTTTTGGGTTTTCTTCTTCAGTAGGTGGTTGCTTTCCTGATAAAGTGTACTTACACTTCAATGCCAACGGAACTTCTACTCCATTCACAGACTCTATGCACCCACCATCTCCCCATTTGCAACGATGACTTGATCCTGTTGTATCTTTATTCGACTTTGCAATTGAATCCATTAGCGAATGACTTCTTGTACCCGTGTCATCTAATTCATTCGGTACACTGTCTGCATCTCCGAGTCCCATTAACTTTGCAGTTTCTTCACACGCACATTGCTTCCAGTCGTCTTCTTCTTGTTCAATTCTACTCGAATCTTTTCTAGTACGATTTCCACTTGATATATAATAATGAGACGGAGGAAATGTACTACAAACTCCAGAACCATTACCCTCAAATGGATCACTTCCTTTACTTTGTGTAGATGGATCACCGTCAACTTCATTTGGAGTATCAAACTCTCGATTTGATTTAATTGGACGATCTGGGTTTGGATAAATCAAATTGTAATTAAAACCTTTATCAAAATCTCTTCCTGTATCAGGAGTTGCTAAATCGTCTTCTGACTGATGATGTCCAAAATGTCTGTTGTTAGTTTTTGGTAGTCTTTTTTCAAGTAATTTAAATGAAATAGATACAGATACCATATCTGGATACTGACCTACTAATTTTTTATCTTTGATAATCGTTTTATTTAAAAAGTCATATTTATTTTTCGATCTTTTATCAGCAGTTAACTCCCAAGATGCCTCTTGTGGTATTGTTAGTGCAACACTCGTTAATACGCAAGGTTGATCTTTGTACATATCACCAAGATTGAATTTTACAAATGGTGGTATTACAAACATATTAGTTGGAATATTTGCTTCGTCCATAGCACTCGTTGTATATCCAGATGGTTTTGTAAGACCGACCAAATAATTAAGTCGTTGCCACATTGGATGTAATTCTTCAAGAGTAAATGCAACCGTGGTAAAGTCTACTGATACAGTCCGTGCGAATCCTGTATAAACTTGCACAGTATCTGCTCTGCCTAAATATCTAATATCTTGCCACTCTGCATCTGATTGATCACTTATAGAATTTATAAATGATCTAAATGGTAAATACTTTTTATTAACCAAGTCATGTAATATAAACGGAATAAAATCCCAGTCTTTCCATGTTAGTTCAGTTGGTTGATTCTCGGAATCTGTTTTGTCTTCTGATATTGGATATAACTTATTATACGAATCCTCTTTTAAAGCCGAACCCGTTCGATAATCAGATACTTTTTTCTTGTTTCTGTGTGCAATATTATTAGCATACCTTCCTTCGTATTTTAATTTTGAATTTTCCTTAAAATCTTTATTTGTAGATGTGTTCAAAAACTGATTAACTTGCTCGTTTCTATTTGTTGATATTAAGTCTATAACCTCTTTACGTTTTGTATCGTTTATCATACCCGTGCTTTGGTAATTGTTTAAACGCATTGAGTTTTCAAAATCTTTTTTAAATTGTTCGTGTGCATTATGTGATCTATGGGCATTAGCAGATGCACCTGCATCTGGAATTACTGCCGATATTGATCCCGGAAAAGAAGTACCCGCAGTTGATAAAATTTCAGATTCTCCATTGGGGTCTCCTCCAGAATTTACTCTATTTCCATAATGATTTTCGAGTTTTTCTTTAACATCATCAAATTGAAATGTCCATTTACTTGCATCAAATGGATCACTTGGAATGTGATATACGGTTCCTTTATCATCGTAGATATCTAATATAGATTTTTGTAAAGATAACCTACTTTTTTGGTTTTCAAATGGCGTAACAATATCAGCAATCTTAGGTATATTTTTTTTGTTAGACCGTTTTGCTTTTCTTTTATTTTTAGTATTCTGTGCCATTAAGTAACCCTTTTAATATAAATATATATTTTTTTGGTTTTAGTCACGTGCAGATGCTACACCCTTTGAGACTTTCTTTCCATCCATATTTACAGAAATTCCACCCCGTTTCATCAAAGAAATTAGTTCAGATAATTTTGTTACAACTTCTCTGTTACTTCCACTTGTTTGTGGTTGATCCGATGAATCAGATGCTTTTTGAGTAATCTTGGCAATTTCTTCAACGAATACGGTTTGACCACTAACATGAATTGTATCAAATCCAGAAAGTGATGATTCTGTATCAGTTGGTTCATTGGTTGTAAATTTATCTATTAATGATTCAAAGTTAGGAGTTAAATTAGATGCAAATTCTGCGATTCGTGTGAAAATACTTGTTGGTGTGGTTCCTGTATTTTGTATCGCATCGTTTAAAACTTTACTTTGTGTTGCACTTGAAGTATTTATGCCCGCAGTTTCATCTACCAACGCAAATGGATCAAATGTAGGTGTTCCTGGTTTTATAGTTGGTAGAACACCAGGTGATCCAAAATCAACCGTGCCACTTGCGTCCTCTGCCCAATCAAATACATTGCTAGTTGGTAGATTCATCTTTGTTTCACCCAATGCTTTGAATTTGTCAGACACTTTTAGTTCCATTTCCTTTATTATTTTTTCATACATCCCAACTTGATTTACACTCATACGAATTGAACCGAGTGTTTCAATATCCCAATCTGGATTATCTATATCTGTTTGCCTTGACTCCATTAAGGATCTCAAACCTTCAATCGTACTTAGATTTATATCCGAATCTTTTATTTGCAATCTTTCCACAAATTTTGTGTAATCGGTATCAGTAAAAATAGGTTTCATTTTTGATACAGGATCAATATAATTATCCGCATTGATATCATATTTTGTGGGAGGTTCAACTTGAATTGGACCAACAGGAATATCTATACGTGGTACTCCACCTTGGTTTTGTTGTATTTGAACCTGCCTTCTTAAAGATTGCTTCATTTCTTCGGTCATTGGTGGTGACATCGTTTCACTGGTAGTTTGGTCATATTCAGGTTTTGCAATAACAGGATCTGCCATGAAAAAATTCTCTAATGCACTCGGAGGAGGTTCTGCTTTAACCATGAAGTTTTTCATTGTTCCCTCTATTACAGTTTCCGATCCATCTATAAAAGGATCAGATGACGGTAGTGGTGAACTCTGAGTGCCTTTAACGCCTTGATTACCGACTGGTCCTTCTGCTCCGGGTATTGTAAGACCTTTTAACTCATTTATTTTATTTACATTTAAATTATTTAGACTAGTTGCAACCAGTTGAATACTCGTTGCAAGTTTTTGCATTCCTGTGCTTATTTTCTCAAAACTTAATCCTGATAAAGCATTAATCACACTCATCGTTGGTTTCAGTTTATTTAGTTGCATTAACTCTTCGATTTCTCCATCGTTAATATATCCAGCAAGTTGATCTAATCCGTATCCTAAACTTTTTAATGCCTCCCCAGAACCTGCTAGTTTTGTGTAATCAAGTTCACTAAACGATTTAATTGTAGGAATTAACGATTGAGTTACACCAGGAAGTTCCGAAACGACACCAAAGTCAATATTTTCAAAATTATTAAAGAAACTCTCAATGCCCAAACCAAGTGATTCTAGTATGTCGTTTACATTTCCAGGTATCGTTTCTACTCCGTCAAGACCGTCTACCAACGAATCTATTGCAAGTCCCATATTTGGGAGTTCTCTCATCTTACTAAAAGACATTTTATTAATTGGAACGAAAAAGTCATTTAATGCAGTTGCTAATGTTTTGAGACCTCTTAAATCGGAAGTACTAAGTCGTGGTAGTGCGTTCGCAAGACCTCCAATAAATTTTGGCATACTAATTGAAAGTGTTTCTATGTCCGTAATTACTTTTGCATTTATACCAGAAAACATTGCAAGTAGATCACCCATGCCAAGTGTTAATATTGCTATTTTCTCACCAAATCCATCTGAAATGGTTGATACGAAATCTCCTAAGTTTAACTGACTTATTATTTCTAGTGATTTTGTATCAATTTGTATTTCCGACAATCTTACCATAAATCCAATGATTTTCTCAATAGGATCAACTTCTTGTGTTTCTCCACCAAAAAATCCAGATATTGCATTACCAATACTACTTGCAGTTGATGCCATGCTTACCTGAGCGAGACCTTGGCCAAGTGATTTAAATGCTTCACCCATATTAATCATAGAGGTAGCTGCTTTTTCAAGGACTGCATCCATTTTTGATAAACGATCAAATGAATTTATGAGAAGGTCCATTTTGTCAGCTACTGATATAATTGAATCTGCTTCTTTTGCAAAATCTAAAAGTTTTTGTAACGGTGACTTATTGAGTTCGTCTGCGGTTTCTGTACCTGGTAAAATTGATGTAGCAGTATTAAGCAGACCACTTACGAACCCACCTCCTGCATCGGCAACTTTACCAACCGCCGAACCAACTCCGAAGCTAGCCATTGCACCAGCAACTGCGGTAATTGCAGCGGAGACGGCAAATAATTTACCCGCATCAAGTTCACTTAATCGTGTAATATCATCTACCATTGTAGTTATTGCTCCAGAAACTGCTCCTATGATGGTTTTAATTCCCCCTGCAATACTTGTAATTACTCCCGAAATCGCACCACCTATTGCAGTTATCGCACCCACGATTACCTCACCTAGTGCAGAAACAACATTTACAATAACTTCTCCAATTGACCCAATAACCTCTGCCATTCCCGAAAATACGTCTCGTATAAGTTTTCCAAATGCTTCTATACCAGGAGCGGCAATTTTTAAAGCATATGCAAGTGGAATAAGTGATGCACCTAATGCAGCGATTGCAAATGCACCTGCTAAAATTGCAGCTGCCCCCACACCACTCATCATAATCGCACCAAGTTTAGCGGCCGCAATACCAAGCACTAATAAAGAACCTGCTATAACAAGTACACTTTCAAGTCCGACACCTTTCATCATATTTAAAGCAAATGCCAATGGAATTAACGATAATGAAAGAATTCCAATCGCAACGGCACCTGCTATCATCATAGGACCACCTTTGCCAAGTAACATAGCAGCTCCTACCAATCCACCCAAAACTAATATACCAGGCCATGCTTTGTCCCAATTCACTTTTGCAAATTCTTGAAATGCTTTTGCAGATACGAATAAAGCACCTGCTATTATTGCAAGTGCAGCTGCAGCTGCTAATATATTCTGTGGTTTTATTCTGTTAATAAAGTTTGCAATGCTTCCAAGTATTCCACCTTTACCTCCAGCTGCACCACCACCCTTAAATAATTTAGAAGTAATTTTACCCGCGAGTCCTGATATTAATCCCATTGTTACTTTTAATCCAAGAAACAATCCACCAATTACAATTAAATTTTGTATTAGACTTTCACCAAAGAAACTTGCGAAAAACCCACCAACTTCCAATACAGCTTCACCAATTCCCATTATAGCAGTACCCACACCAATCATTGTATCTTTTAACTCTTCTCCCTGTGGTGTAAGTTTCCCATTTTCACTTACAAGATCTCCTGTTATGTCTTTTATTTTTCCAATTACTGTTTCTATTGCAGGTAAAAGTGCCTTTGCCACAGGTACAAGTGCCATTTTTACATCTGTCCAAGATGCTTGTAACTTTGTAACCAACGCATTCATTGACTCTTGTCGTTGGTTATCCTTTTCCATTTGCACAAGTTCTTTTATAATTTCATCATTACTTTTTTGTTTCGTTTTAAGTGCTTCTGCTTCTAGTTTATTTCTTCTTTCTACTATTTTTCGTGCTTCATCGTTTCCTCGTAGTGCAGCGTCTTCAAGCATTTTTCTTTGAGCAGCTGTTTTTTCCATATTTTGAATTGTACCTAATTCAACTCCAAGTAAATTCACTAGTTTTTCTTTTTGGAAATAATTCATACTCTCAGTACCACCCAAGGATTGAACTATTCGTAATTGTTCTTCTGCAAGTTCTTTTGTTTTTCCTTGAAATGCAAGAGAACGGGCTTGGTTCATATTTATATGCTGACCAAACATAACACTTGCTTCCATTTCGGATGTAACACTTGATTCAAAATCCAACATAGAAGCAGCCGAACTAGCAATTGAATCCATAGATGTTCCTAGTTTACGTGCTTCTAATGCTCCTTTTGCTAATGCTTTTGCCGAACCACCTATAAACTTCATTACATCTTCACCGGCATTTGCTATATCGTCCATCACAGTTGAAAATGCAACTCCATGTGCATCTGCCATTTTTTGTGTATTTAACAAAGTATTTCCTATCTCGCTTTGACTTAACATTCCGAGTTTCATTAAACTATTCATTGCACCTGCAATAGATTCCGCTGCGACACCAGTTGCAAGTGATAATAACGAAACAAATTTTACTTGCTCTTCTGTTACATAGTTCATCGATGAAAACTCAGCAGTCAATGCACTTGTACTTTTTAATACATCTTCTGCATTTAAGCCTAGACCTCTAAATTGATTTTCCATACTTACAGACATATCTGTTAACCTAGAAGCACTTTCTGCCGTAGCACCTATTTGAAATCTAAAATCACGTGCAACATTTTCCAAACGAGTCATTTCATTAAATGCTCCTTTTATCAATACTACAAAACCAGTTATTGCAGCTCCTACCAAAACTAAAGGATTCAATAATGTACCTATTATTTTTTTACCGATTCCAGCAATCGTTCCACCGAGCATTTTAAAGTTTTTTGCAAGTGCTTGTGGGAAACTCATTCCTTTTACTATTTCTCCATTCTCGTTCTCAACATCTTTCATGTCGTTCATCATTGAATCTGTAAAAGATTGCCATAAATTTTTACTTTCAGAAACTGCTTCTGATATAGGACCACTCATCATTCCTTTTAAAAGTCCACCAACAACTGGAACTCTTTCTACGAAACTCAACATTCCATCACCCATTGCATCAAATGAATTCATCAACGCATCATTTAATGGACCAAACTTTGAAACATACTTATCTAAACCAATTCCAAGTTCATTAATTTTACCTTGTTGCTGATTTAAAATATCTACTTGCGTTTTTGACAGATCTATTTCATCACGATACATTTTACGTCTATGTTGAATCAACTCGTTCATATCAGATGATGAAGCAGATTGTTGTTTCAACATTTCTAAGTATCCATCACTTATACCTTGCAAAGCAGTTTGTTGTGATTTAATGGCATCTAAATTTGTTTCTTGCTTAATTAATGTAATATTAGATTGATTTATTTTTTCAGTTAACTCTTCGTACTTTTCCGATCCTGACGGAACTGTTGCTCTTAGGTTTTCTAACTGCACTATTTTTTGTTGTTGCTCTGCAACTGCACTAAGTGTATCAGATTCAAGTTGTTTACTTGAACTTATGCGAGACTGAATTTCATCCTGCATTTTTACTACTTCTGAATTCAACTCTGTGGTATCCGTGATACCATTTAATTTTACATTGTAATCAGTAAGAGTTTCAGAGATAGTCTCATAACCCAATTTAATCGCAGACAATTTACCAGACATCTTAGCAAGTTTGTCTTCTCCTGTTATTTCTATATTAGCTGCTGAATTTGCTTCTATAAAATTTTCACGAACTTGTTTAGTCAGATCAGTAACTTCAGACATAGGTCCTGATGCAAGTTCACTCATCGCACCTTGGATATTTTTTGTTATGTCTATTAGATCCTCCACCTTTTAAACCTTTAAAATATTAAATTCTTGGAAGTTTATCTAAATCAGTTACACCATATATATCTTTTAGTTTTTTGCGAAATTCGTTTGTACCCTTTACATAATCTTCAAGAGCATCTTTAAATTTTGGATCTTTAGCAGCTAACTGCATTAGTTTTTTGGATTTTTTTCCAAAAATCCATTTTACAATACCCCCTATAAACTCGTTTAATTGCCCTTCTGTTAGAGTTTTTTTGATTTTTAAATTATTGTTTTTCATTTATATATTTCCTTTGCATACATATATCCACATATAAATATATGCCCAAAGGATTTATATGAATTAAAACTATCTAAAAGAAGATTTTGGTCTTGGTGGATTTGACCTAGATGATGATTTTGCTTTATTTTGCTGAGTCTTGATTTGCTCTGACTCTTTAGTTTTTACTTCAAGCAATTTTTTTGCATAAAACCTTCGTAGATAAATTGGAAGGTTATATGCAATTTGCTGATTAAATGCACCTTCACTGTAATAGCAGAGATTAAAAATCTCCTCATGTAATTGAATTTTATACTCCTGCGGAAGGGTAAAAAAAGTCGACCCCTAATGGGATCGTCATCCTTTCTTCATATCCAGTGTCTTCCGACTCGAAGTTAAAAGTCATATCTAAATCAGGTGTAGTTTCTTTTATGTGTTCACGGAATGCTAAACTATCACGTGCAAGTAAACTTTTATCAACAAAACTTTTAATGTTTGCTCTGTCATCATTTCCATCAATTGCCTTGATGATATATTTTAATCGTGTTGTTACTTCGGAAGTTTCGTTTTTGTTTTTTGTAAACTTCTTAAGACCTTTCAACTCTGCATCAATTGCTTGTTCATCTGCGTGAGTGAGAAGTTTCCAATGAATTCTTTTTCCACTATGTGGTAATGTAAACTCAAAAATATTATCTCCACGTGTATATGAGTCAAAATCAAATTCTTTTGCATTTAACTTAGTCAAATCGATTGTATCTTCAACATCGTCACCCGTAGATGAATCTTTGAATTTTATTTTATAGTCTTTTCCGTATGCAAGTACTCTTGCTGAAATGAATATTGCATTTTTATCACCGACTAAAATGTCATCAAGTTTCACACCAGGAGTAACAATAAGTTGTTCAAGCAGTTTATCCAAAACAACTCCCTTTTTGATTAAGTTTTGACTTGTTAAAATATCTTCTTCCTTTGCAGTCATGTATTTAATGTCAACTTTACCGGATGCGAGTGGATTGTCGGGAGAATAAAACCACCCTTTACTCGGAAGTTCAACAACTTCACTTGGATACTCAATCTTTTGCACAGCATCAGTTGGTTGTGTAAAATTACTACTACTCTGTGTATTGGTAGTAGTTGCCGATTTTGTAGTTTCTTTTGAACTTTCAGAAGACATAGCCTGTCTTACTTCATCTGGTATGTTAATTTGTTCTTCGTTTTCCATAAAATATAACCTTTTTAAAATATTAGTCTAATATAAACTAATATATATACATATACAAGAATAAAAAAAATTGATGAAAAATCAACTTTATTTTTTAAATATCCGCAAGAGCAAAACTTAGTATTTTCTTGTGATCTTTATAACTGAAAAACTCACTGTCCTTTTTACCCTTCCAAGTCTTGTTTGCAGTTACACCAAGTTTCATGTCATTAAAAACTATTTTTTTACCACTACCAGTTTGAAACACCATTCTTCCTACACTATCATCAATATCATAATTTCGGAGAAATTTCCCTCCTTTTACTTGTTGAATTAAGAATTTGGCAAGTTTTGCATATGCACCACTTAAACCTTCTAGTTGCAGTTCACTTTGAGTATCTTGTTTTATCTCTTCAAAGATATCAAGTATTTGATTTTTAAGTTTATCAGATTTCATTCTTTAGATAAATATATACATAACAAAAAAAAAAACTCCCTTTCGGGAGTTTTTAAATTTAATACAACAAAATGATGAATTAGTATTGAAGAATTGCGTAGTCGTATGCAATCGTTAAGTTTACATTCAATGGATCACCCGTTGCCCAATCCAATGTTCCGAAGTCAACTGCGGTACAGAATGCACCTTTGATTGTCCACTCTTCAACTTTGTCACCGACAGGTCCTAAAAGATTGATTGTTAAATCTTTCTTGTAGAAGTCAGCGTAACCATTTCGTCCTGTAACTGATTCATGGGAGAGACGAATCCATTCCATTGCAGCCTGAGATGCACTTGGTACTACTGGATCGTAAAGTGTCATTGTGATGTCTTGCCATTCAGCCTTACCACCACGGAGTTTTCTTTTGATATTGATGTGGTCAATTGTAACCGGGTCAATATTAAGATTTGGACGGGTAACTCCTTTGATAAGATATGCAGGAAGTCCATCCATATACATGATAAATCTATTTGCGGTCTTTGGTTCAAAGGCCGTGAAAAACATTTCGTTTGTTTCAATTACGTCTGCCATTATTATTTCTCCGTTGAAGGTTGTATTTAAGATAAATATTTGTTAGTTTTTTCAAAAGTGCTTTTTTTCATTAAAAGTCATAGATAAATATTAAAAAATTCCAAAATATATTTATTTATTTTTTGATAACTTCTTTCCGACTAGTTTTGCCGATCCGTATATTACCGCAGTAACAAATTGTATATGCTGTGGACCGGGCCATGGAAATGATAAACCAAGCATACCTGTTGCGAACAACGTCAACAGTGCCATACCTTCAGGTCCGGCAAATAACTTAGATAAAGTGAATCCCCCACCGAGTGCCATTATCATATCAGTCATATCGAAATCATAATCAGCATTACCTGTAAATGTCATATTCAACCATATGTAAATTAGTATACCAGCAACTGCTATACCAGTAATTCTTTTGGTTTTTGGATGCTTTGCAAGAAACTCATCTAAATCTTTCAATTTCTCTTCAGTCCACTTACCAACTTTTGTTTTTGCTACATATTCACCGATTGCTTTGATTACCTGCTTATATGCTTTAAAACCTTTTTTAACCAAACTAAATAAATAAGTCATGCTAAATTTTATCTTAGCAAAGAACTTAAAAACGAGTTTGTCCATAAAAAGTTTTATTAAATCTTTTAGTTTTACTTTTACAATATCTTTTAGTTCAACTAAAAATGACCAAATTTTCTTCAATCTAGATGGTATCAATATTTCATTTATTTGAAATTCCCCACAATTTAATTTATGTTCGTTTACAAACAAACAAAATTCTTTGTATTGTAGTTCGTGTAATATATCTGTTAAATCAGTAGTCATTTAAAATAAATATATATGGGCACAAAAAAACCCCTCCGAAGAGGGGTTTTTTTTAAGTTCTGTTTTACATCAACTGAATGATGCTCCAGTTGCTTGTACATTGAAGTCAAGGATGATATACTCAACTGCACGTGCAGGTTGAAGGAAGATTTGTCCATAAAGGATATTTCTATCGATCAAGTCTGGTGTGTTGTTTGATTCATCCATAACCACGTTAAACGCATACAAACCTTGTCTTTGTTGTACTGCTTCCAAATAAGGATTTACAATACCTAAGAAGCGATTGCGTGTAGCGGCAACATTTTGTTCAAATAACAAGTACCTTGATGTACTTGCGATAAACTTCTTCAATGAGATAAGCAAACGACGTACATTGATCCTATCCAAGGCAGATGCTCTGCGTTGTAAGGTTTTTTGACCGAAAGCAACAATTCCTTGACCAGGAAAAGCGGCAATTGGATTAACCTTACCTTCGTACAATGTATCTCGTTCTGCAAATGTCAATCTATCCATAACGGAGATTGCTTGTTCAAGACCACCACGATTTAAACCGGCAGGTGCAAACCATTCAGCAGCTGCTTTATCATTAGAAGCAAATACCGCGGGCATCAATGCACTTGGTGGATAAACTTGCAATGCGTTTGTTGCTGGATCAATAATCTTAACCCAAGGGTAATAAGTTGCAGCGTAATTTGAATCAATCGTTGATGCTTGTGTTACTGCTTCATCTACCAATCCAGGTTGACCATTTGCTTGAACACAATCTAAAATATAGAATGCATCTTCACGTGTTTCACATAGATCAACACCCATGTTTACAACACTTCTGTGTAAGTCTAAACTAAGTCCAGGTGTTACGAGCAAGTTAATATCAAACTCGTCTTGATTACTAAGTGCTTTGAATGCTCTTTCGTATGCTTGTGTACCGGCAGACATTCTTCCAGAACAATCCATACCTTGAACATTCCTTGCAGATATATCTTCACCCAACAATACTGGCAATACAGGAGAGTCTCCATCTTCACCACCTTGGAAACCTACGATAAATCGTCTGTGCTTACGTGCTTTTGTTTCAGCATTTCTACTTGTTGGATTTGCTGAAATAATTTCAAACTCTTCAACATTAACTTCGTCATCAACTTGATAAAAGATTTTACCAGGTTCGTCCATGTAGAATCCTTCACCCGCGGTTCCAGCATCATCAGGAATTGGAGCGCATAATTCTGTGAAATCTTTACTCCAATAAGGAAGACTCTCATTTGCAGGTAATGTATAATTAGTTTGATTTGTTGGTGACCACCCGGATGGTTGAAGTAATCCATCAGGACTATCATCATTGAATACCGCACCACAGAAATATCTTCCGTTAATTCTGCTATATTGAGATGCGTATGAATAACGAGGTGTTGGAAGATTAACTTTGTCACTTCCGTCTGTCATACCAACGGTTGAAGAGTAAGCATGGTGACCATAAGGCATACATTGCGTTGGTGCAGTACTATCTTTTGGCATTTCAATGCGAATCCAATTACTTCCGTTTATGTAATCACCCTTTTCATGCACTTTTCCTCTTAAGTCAATAAAAGTGAATCTATCACCAATAACTCTTGGTAAATAACGAGGAGACATTGGATCAAGAGTAACATCACGGAAATCTTCAATTACATCTTGAGTTTTATCATTGTCATTAAATCCACGAACTAGTACACTAAATGTTCCATACTGCGTTCCATCTAATGTACCGGGTGTTTTGATGTTATAGAAACCAACTTTAATTTCACGATTTGCTGATTGACCATAACTGCGTGTGTGAATTCTGAATAACTCATAACGAGCATTACTAATTTCTTGAGACACAATCCAAGGTGTAGAAGCAGGACGACAAGCATGAGTTCCTCTTGCATTTCCATCATATGCTTCGTATCTGTAATCTGTGTCGATAGCATTTTCGTATCCATCTCCGTCTGCATCTTCGTTTTGTGATGTAAAATCAAGAAATCCAGATGAAGTCTCAATTTCTACATTATATTCAGCACCATGTTGTACTATCAATTCATTTACTAAATTTTGAGAACTTTCAAAGTATGAAGTAAAATATGCAGGTTTAACATTCTTTTGAGGTGCTCTTCCGAATATGTTGTGTAAACTATTTGGAGAAGCAGGATCAATCGTAAAATTATATTCACCCAAAATTTCAGGTTTACCATTGTTATTTCCAGAAGCAACTTCTTGAGTATTGTATTCTTGCCTAAGAACCAATGTACCTGTTCTTTCGTCTACTTCTTCAGAAATAAGTTCCGAATTCAAGTTAGGAGTTCCGTCTGCGTTTGTTTCAGCATAAACTGCCGGTGTGAATTTTAAAGGAAGTGGTTGATCAATTTCAAGTCCGTCTCTGTCTTTCAACTTTGATCCAGCAAATCCGATACTTGTTTCAGATGGTGATGCAAGATCTTTCTTTAAAATAAGTTCACCAGGAATCCATTGCTCTCTTCCGTCTTCGTTCAAAATTGGTTCACCTGAAACAGTGTCAGTTAATACTACAAGCTGTCTTTCTTGTAATGTATTAGCAAGAACACCGATAACTACACTATCAGGTACATCACCTTCAGCAACTGTATCAGATGTAATACTACCAGAAACATAATTTGCTCTAACAAGAAGTGCGTTTTCACACATCCATCCTTCTAAAGCACCTGTTCTAACAATAGTAACAACTCCTTGGTTAAGTAAATATTCACGAGCAGTAAATGGTTGGTAATAAATACCTTGTGGTGTACCAAATAATGCTTCGAGTTGGTTTACGTCTCTTATAATAGTAGGGGAATATGCGGGACCTTTGGTGAATGGACCGATAACGGCCCCACCAATGTCACCTATTCCCTGTATAAGAAAAGACGAATCGATTTCGTTTGTAAAAACTGCTGGACTAACTGTGCGCTCTGCCATCTTATTTTGTCTCCTTTTGGGTGGTTAATGATTAGGTTTGATAAGTTTTAAGATAAATATGTTCTAAAAATTCCAAAAAGTTAATATTTATCTAAAATACTAACTTTTAATATAAATACCCGATTTTATATCCAATACACCCTCACCGTATTTAGTTTTTAATCTATCGGCAAAAATGTCTTCTCTCTTTTTAAGTTCGTAGTAAGATTTTTTGCAGTCTCTTTCAAACTTTTTAAGTTCAGATAGTTGTTTTTTCAAATCTATTTTCTTTACATTATTATTACCAATTTGTAGTAGCAAGTTTTGAAACTCTGCATTTAATCCGGAAATTTCAGATTGTTCATCTTCAGTAATCTGTATTTGAGATTTTTCGTTATTATTATTATCCATACTATTATGGTAACATATTACATAACATTATCAACTAAAAAAATAAAAGACATATTAAATAAATTTAATAAAAATCATTTCGTTTCCTGTCTTTAGTTCAACGGAAACTGATGCAGTTTCATTTATTTTTATTTCTTCTATTTTATTTTCTTTTAGTTTAATTTCACTAACACCATAATCCCAAATAACACTTGATTGTTGTGAATCTATTTTAATTAGAAATTTTCTATTTAAAATATTAATTTCGTATTCTTCCGTATCATTCCACATACGGACTTGATACTCGGTGTAATCTTTATTCAGAAACAACTTTGGATGCTTTCTATTTAATATAAGATTTTTGGTTTTCGTAATTTGTTTAATTTTGGTATCGAGTTCTTGTTCTTTTTTAGTTGATAATCCTACTTCACTACTAGATGCTTCCAATCCCCACTCTACTTTTCTTGTAGTTAAATTTCTTTGAACAGTTGTTTTATTGTCAAATATAGGAGGTAACAAATAAGCATTCACGGTTAATGTAAATGTAGATGAAACACTTCTATCATCATCACTTGGTACTTCTACATTATTTGAAAATGAATCAATACTTGCTCTGAATTTAAGTTTTGTTGGATCACCCCAATAATCACCTTCTGCAAAATTTATAGTCTCGATTAAATTATTCATTTGTTGAACATATTCAGTTGACATATTAAAATCATAAGTAAGAATAACATGATCTGGAAATGTTACATTGTGTACTTCATGCAAAGGACTTGCATCGTTTAGTAAACTAAATCTATCGTATGAATTTTTATTACTATATTTTTTTAGAAAAGGAACGGATAGATATTTGTTAAATGTAACAAAAGAATCATCTTTGCTTACACCGGTTCGTGTAAATATGATTACTGGTCGTTGTAACTGTCCTTTATCGTCTCGGTAAACTCCATCTGATTGAATAGCACTCCATCGTTCGGGTGATGCGTGTCTTACAGGAACATTTACGACTTCGCTATTAGCATCTACCACAGTTGGATTTATTACCTTAGTAAAATATTCGTATATAATATTATCAATATCTAATAGTGTAATTGAATAGTTATCAAATGATTTTACATCGTCACCCATTTTCATTTTGTATGCACGATTATCAGAATACAAAGCATGATTGGATTTCTTGAGGTTAGACATATTGGGATCGTTGTCTACAGTAGGTGCAGACTTTGATAAATCTACCGTAAATTCCTCTTCTGTTTTTGAGTTTCTGAGAGTAATAAACGGATTCTTTACATTATCATAGTTCATATTATGATCTTGGTAAAATATTTAATTTGCTTTTACGACTTAAATGTGCGTTGCACAATAAACTATAATTTTTTTCAGGTTGACCACCTAGAAACTGATTTTCTACTATATTTTCTATTTCAAAATATGTATTTTCCCAAAATACTATATCACCGATTTCAGGATACATCTTTTTAATTTCACATAACTTTTGATGAAATCTGAAAACAGTCCCTTTTTTGACATCCGGTCCGAATCCTTCGTAATTTGTTGTTTGTGGATCAGACTCTACTAAACAACTCGTTTCTACACCAGGATAATATATTTTATCCATACTTTCACCATATATAGTTGATTGTGTTTTGTTTGGATTTATTTTATATATTACAACAAGTTGTTCTATTATATCTCCCAACAATTCACCATTTAAACTGTTCATAAAACGAACATCTCTTCTAGTAAAATATCTACCACGTGATCTATCCATTTTATCCTATGTATAAAAAATTTGGAACTTTTCTTAAATTTTCTTGAAGATTATCAGAAACTTGATTTAGCTGTTCACTGGTAGTACTTCTACTTGTTACTTCCAAATCCTCTCTCAGTTCAGTTATTAATTGTTCTTTTTCTTGTTGTGCTTCTGACCTCAGTGCATCCCCATCCAACGATGTTTCACCACCAGGAATAGGTATACTTTGATATTTTGCTCGGATTGCTCCTAATAGTTCTTTACACAACGATAAATAATATTTCATTATCCATCGTTTACCTACATCGTTTATTGTAGCAAAACTATGAAATTGATAAGGTGCGTTACTGACATCAGTCACACTATCACTCGTTGAATCATAAGGTCTTTTTGGATAAACATCTTCGGTCGTTTCATGTGTCCCATCATCTAAACCTTTACTTGTTTCGTTTATTACGACTTGTTGAGTAGTTTCCTCGGTTACATTTGTTTGTGTTTTTGGCATGGTGTTGAATTCATCTGCATCAACATATCCTTGAACAGCCGCAATATCTCTTTCTCGTTTGTACACATAATCAAACCAAAGTGTAAAATCTTTTTGTGGTACAGGTAAAATCGTTAGTTTATTATTAATAACTTCAAATCCAAATGCACTTCTTCTTACTTGTTCATTAAATTCAATTGCCTGTAATCGCATTAAATCTTCATTTACAGGTCTTAATAAAAATTGTGTTCCCAAAGGTGACATTCCATTCCAATTAAACTCACTTAATAAATTTGAGTGACTCATACCCGAATTGGACATAGGATCATATATTTTATTTAAAGCAGGTGGTGGGTGGTGCCAGATTCGTTTCACCTCAATTCTTTCTAACTTCTTTTCACCAGTTTTTGGGCAAACATAATATTGATTAAACAAACCTTGTAGATCATATGTTTGGACTCCTGCCTTAACAGACAAACTTGCTTTTCTCCAATCAACATTCCCCCCGACACCAACCTCTGCACCATATGCTTCAGATAATTTTAAATAAAATGGTAAAGGTTGAGTTTGCATTACAGATGTAGTTAAATTTACACTCGTTGATGTACCTTTTAAACTATATAAATTTTGCTTAATTGAAAATTGATTTACTTGAGCACTATACTCGGTTATTGCTTCTTCAAGACACGCATAAAATTGAGTATCTATCATTTCCACATCTACCACAGGATATCCTAATCTTTTTGCAGCCCAATCAGCTGCTCTTGGTGCAAAACCAGTAAAACTTGCATCGTTATCAAAAAAACCAAACGGAGTTTTTCCAATTGGTGAACTTAATGTTCCATCCCATCTAACTCGTTCTAATTCGTATTCTTTATCTTCACTCTCTGGATTTGTATTCTCTTCGTCCATGTCTATAAATATAAGTTAGTTTACTTAATCGTTATAAAATAAAAGAGGGGTTCAAACGAACCCCTCTTAAATTTTGTGTTATCCTTTGCAGAATTAAAGATCTGCTGTACCGGAAACAGAGATTTTTCCGTAGAATTCAGGACGAACCATCTTCTTAGCATAACGAGTCATTACTCCACGACGTGGTGTGAAGTTAACTGGATCGTATACCAAAGGAGTTTGGATCAACGGAATGTACGGAGCATAAACTGCACCAGTTTCGAGGAAGTTTGTTCCACGGAATCCGATAAGAACGTCACCACTTGTCATGTATGGGTTCTTGTAGACTTGGAAACGATTGTTCAATGCACCAACCTTGGTAACACCCATTGCGAACTGAGACTGATTTCCGTCTGTGTCAGCTGCGTATCCTGGGATACTTTCAAGAACGGTAGCAACTTGTGGAGAACAAACCAAGAAGTTTGCACCACCACGAAGGGTCAATTGATGAATTGTGTTACTCACCTTTTGAATCTTTGTGCCGAGCTTCTGGAACAATGTTCCTTGAGTCTCACCACCTGTAAGAGCTGCATTCGCAGCGAATTCACCACCGTCTGTGTGTGCGTTAACGATAAGCATATCAAGAATTTCCAAATCAATTTCCATTGAAACGTACTCGGAAAGAAGAGAAGTCAATTCTGCTTCTGCGTCAATACTATGGTATGCGTTTAAGTCTTGTGCCAACTCCGGTGTCCAAACTGCTTTCAACTTACGTGTCTTTGCAACGATTGGTTCACTTTTGAGTTCCAAGTTAACTTCTGGAATACCGACATCTTTTTGAAGACCTGTGTCAGCTGCATCATCAGATGCACCGAGATTATCTTCAAAGTCACCACGATTGTCCGCAGTTGTTTGTGCATGATACTGAAGTTCTCCTGCTTGAGTCATCTTGTTGTCGCCATCAAGAACAAGTTGTGCACCGTCAACTTGGAATGCACGAATGCCTTCTAAGTCTGCGTCAGATGGAATTGCGTCTCCAACTGCAACGGTAACTTTCTTGTCATTGATTGAGTAACCATGACGACCTGATCCGTAAAGACCACCTTCTGCTTTGTCGGTTGAACCGAGTTTTGCGTCTGATGATCCACCGAAGAGACTTCCGTTACCACCTTGAAGTGATTGGTCTGTTCCATACTTAAA